TGACTACTTCGCTGGCCGATTAGCCAAACTCAGGAAAGAAATAAAAGATGTCGAAGACAAGCATAAACATAATTCAGATCTTGGGTGATGTTGTTGAAGCTCCAACAATGGAACAGAATCAATACACTCAATACTTAAAACTCAAAGTCCGAACTGTTGAGAAGTTCCCAAGCAAGGGCGAGCAAAAGCAACAGATTGAGATTCATGAGCTTAGAGTCTTTGGCCAGCTTGGTCGATTCATGAGCGACACAACTCATCAAGGCGACACAATCTATTGTGAAGGAGCGCTCAAGAGCTTCGACAAGAAGTTCTATATCAACGTCAAATCAATTCAAACGATCATCAAGGCCAATGGCCTTCTTCCTCCTGAAGACGTGGATCGTAGATACCCACAAAGAAAGATTTAAGAATAAAGGAACACTGACATGAACGCAAAAATGAACTTCGGACAAAAGAATGGAGTATTCTTTGAAGAGCTTTTTTTAAGCAAGCTTCAAGAACTCATGAAAGTCCAATCAAGTGATGGCACTCAATTTAAATACTGTTGTGATATAGTGGCAGATGATTGTTTAATTGAAATTAAGAGCCATAGAGATTGGAAGCAAACGGAGACAACACAACAAGTTTTTACTTCTATTCTTCAAAGCTCGTTTAATAAAATACAGACTAATGGTGTACCGTCAGGCTTAGTGTATCAACTTACTCATTTATTGAATCAAGTAAGAACAAACAAAAAAAAAGCAATAGTGATTGCTGGAGTTTACAACGAAGAAGTTAATCAGCTTTATCAACTTTTTTTAAAAGATGGTGACAGAGCTTTTGCTAAATATAAGCTCTATGATATTTTGCTAATAGATCAAGATTGGTCAGGACTTTGTCGGATATCAAGTACAAGCTTTTGGACACTTATCAAATATGGAATAAAATATAAAAGCTTATTTGATCAAATTAGGTTTTGGATAGAAGATATTAATGAGTATTCAAGTTTACTTTATAGAATCAGTTATTCGGAAGATGTAGTTGCAATGTATGAATTAATGAAACATTGTACGATTGCAGAAGTCGATGAACAGAATTACTCCCTTGAATTAGGCTATACTGAACATACTTGGGGTCATGATAATGTTGGAGTCTGGGGACAAGATATAACTGAGGAAAAGCAGTCAGAGATTAATATCGAGAAACAACAGATAGAAATCCATGTAGATAAATCAACACAGACTTGGATTGAAAAAGAGAAGCAAGAAAAAGCTGAAGCCGAACCTGTTGAAGCAGTGGCTGAAAGAACAGATGGATATACTTATCCAATTATTGAGCAAGATAAATGTGATGTAATCAGAATCCTAGAACCAGAAAACCTTAAGAAAATCGAAGAAGGTATCAGGAACCAAGTAAAGCTTCGTGATTTAAGCTTAGACTTAGGATATTCGCCTGTTTATCTAACAGGTACTATCACGAGCGATAGAGCATATAAGAGCAAAAATTGGCTGATTTATAAAAAGTGGATTCTCAATCTGATGGATGAAGTAGGTTATGACCATAAGCCTACTGCCAGCATTGACAGCATCGAGTCAGCACAAGAGCAAGTTAGAAAATATAGAACACAAGTTTCAAATTATGAAATCAAATTAGAGAAACAAGCTAAAAAGCATAAAGAAAAATTGCGTCTAATTCACCAAGAAGTTGACCACCAAAAAACTTATGCAAATCAGTTGCTTAATAAAAACAAAGAACTTCAAGCCCAACTAGACAGCCAAGAGACAAATCAAGTGGATGAAACAACAACTTTAAAACTCGAAGCATATCAAGCAGAGATTAAGAAGCTACAAGCAGAAATTAAAGAATGTACTCAATATAAAAATGAGTTTACTGAAATTAAGAAATCAGATGAGATCAAGATTGAATCACTTCAGAATCTATGTTCAAAGCAATTAAGAGAACTGACACAACTCAAAACAGAGATCAAAAACATCAAGCTAGAACAACAAGAAACAGTTGTAAGCAATGGAGTTCAAGAAGATCTAAATCGCTGTAAGCGCATTATTGATTTACTATTGGATAAGTGATGCTAGACCAATACAAGATCAAGATGCTGGCCATCCAATACAAGATGCTTGGCTTCACTAATAAGCAGATAGCAGATACTTTCAATCGCTATGGCTTGGTGACTCCAAGTAGGAAAAAACCTTATAGTAGCGTTGCAGTTTCAGAAATGACCAAAGGCATCAACAAAAGATCAGGTAATTATTCAAAGCCAAAGAAAGAAATAAAGATGAGCAAGATTTATCATGAAGGGAATGGAAGCGCTAAACTGATTGACTTCATGGGAAGTGACAAAAGAGTGGTTGATGCTGCTAGAGTAAGCTTCCTCAAAGATGATCATGCAGAGTCTAAGCTCACCGACCGAGATAAGAAGCTGATCAAGTTCTTAGCAGCGCATAATCACACTTCACCTTTTGAGCATTGCTTGGCCACCTTCGTTTTGAAAGTTCCTTTGTTTGTCCGTTCTCAAATCATGAGACATAGAACCTTTTCATACAACGAAGTGAGCAGACGATACACTTCAGAGCAGATTGACTTCTGGAAGCCAGATACTATGCGAGGACAGGCTAAAGACAATCTTCAATGCTCAGAGGGAACTGTCGAGTCAAGCGAAGCGGACAGCATCTTCAAGATTGCAACCGAGTTCAGCTTTGCAAGTTATCAACAACTTCTTGAAGCTGGTGTCTCTCGTGAAATTGCTCGTGGTGTATTACCACAAAGCACCTACACAACTTTTTACATGACAGGAAATCTCCATAATTGGATCAAGTTCATCAAGCTCCGTGATCATGAACACGCTCAACCGGAGACAAGAGACATTGCTCAACAGATTAAAAGGGCGCTTGAAGTCTGCTATCCTAATTCAATGGATGCTTATTTTGGAAGTGATCATGAGTGATATTGAATGGCTTGATAGCTTAGAAATACATTGGTTAACTACACAGACACCGTCAAAAGTTGGTCGCCCTATTCAAAGGATTAAGCCTAAAAAACTAACTCAGATTTATAGATTTATGAGTAGAGGTTTAACTCTACAACAGACAGCTAAAAAAGTGATTATCTCACGTTCTACTTTGCACAAGGTACTATCTGACTCTAATCATCCAGACTCAGAACAATTAAATGAAGCTGTAAGGCGTGGTAGATTAAACGCTAAAAATCCTATTGGTAAATATCTTGCTGAATTGAGTCTTGAGTTGATGGAAACAGAACCAAAGCTTATTGATCATAAAGAGTTAATTGAGTTAGGAATTAAGTTTGCTGATGGTTTGAAAAAAAGCGGGATTGATAAGCTTAAATGAAAGATAAACCAATGAATGATGAACACTTAAAACACTTTTGTCTTGAACTCGACCAACGTGGATTCTCAATCAATGAGATTCAAAAAGCTATCATAAGCAATCATAACATGGTGCTTTGTTTGGAAGATGTTGAAGGTCTATTGCGTGATGCTAAGAATGAACAAGGCGAACAAAAACACGCACACGCGAGGGAAGCTAAGGTTTTGAAGGCTCTTTGTGAGATCAAGCAAAGGCTTGTTCATACTGATTGCTCTCCGCTTCAAAGAGAAAGTGAAGCGCTTTATCAAACTATATGGTCCGTAATCGGAGAACATTATGGCTGGAACAAAGAAGAAGACATCGAAGACACCGAAGATCAAGAGGAAGACCAAAGTCCAAATTGAGCGAGAGAAGAAGCAAGAAGCTCTCTTGGAGAACATAAGAGCAGGAATGTCCATTGGCGCTTCATGCTCTCAAGCTGGTGTTGGTCGCACAACTCACTATGATTGGTATGACAAATATCCTGACTATGCTGAAGAGGTTGATGCTGCCATTGGCTTCTCTGAAGCTGTCATGCTTGCCAAGCTTGATCGATGCATTGACGACAAGATGGATTGGAGAGGCTGGGCTTGGAGATTATCAAAGCGCTTCCCTGATCTTTATGGCGACATGAAGCAAATTGAAATGAATGTCAGCAACAAATCCGATGGATCCGAAGAAGTTCTCAGCATGATGAAACAGCTAGAAGCACAGGTCCAAAATAAGGAAAGCCTAGTCCATAATTCAGGGGAGAACTCTGAAGAGGACTAGGCCATCACTGACATGAATACTTTGACAAGAAGTATCGAGCGGAAGACTAAATCATATTATGACAGAAATCAAACTAAATCCTTTACAGCTTGAAATCATCAAAGGCATCACTCGAAAAGACAAGGTAATAGCAGCGCGTTGTGGATGGGGTTCCGGCAAGACTTCAGCGCTTGTGTTCTCCATCCTATACCTTGCCAAGACTCGACCGGGAACATCTTCCTTGTTGGTCACTGACACAACACCAAGATACAACTCTGTCTTGATGCCAGAGATGGAGAAGTGGTTGAGTCCTCTTGGATGGACTTATAACCACACTATGAAGCAGTGGACCGACCAGCATACAGGGAGTCAAGTGTGGTGTCGCTCTTACTTCCGACCGGGAACAAGAGAAGCAACTCATAATCCTCTTGAAGGTCTTAACGTAACAAGCGGA